TCTATAAATAATAATGTGGCTATTAAATTAACAAGTCTTACTAAACCACTTATTTCAACCAAGGGATTTACGTATTCTGATCTTCATTTAGATTTACAATATCAATACTTGGTTAATCAAGAGCTTCAACGTAGTTATGAAATTACAGATATCGTAGTCGATTACGATCTCGGCGCTATAAGAAATTCTCTCATTAATTTATTTTTAACTATACCAGGTCAAAAGATATTGAATCCATATTTTGGCTTAAATTTATCGCAGTATTTATTTCAACCCTGCGATGAGGATACAGCAAATCTTATCGGTCAGGAAATACAATACGGTATTACAACTTTTGAGCCACGAGTAAGTATTACTTTAATCAAAGTAGTGGCAGTACCTGATTCAAATGTATTTAAAATTACAGTCGGTATATCTGTACCTACACTAAACAATACTAGTTTCCAAATAGCAGGTACATTAAGTAATTCTGGATTCTATATCAATAACTAAGCCATGGCAACATCACTCACAACCGCTGCAATTGCAGCTTTACCAACACCACAACAGCCGCAAAATCAATTTAATGATTTTAATCTACCAATTGATGGATATGCTGCCTTTGATGCTTTGAGCTTAAAGAGTCTTATCATTAATAGACTGAATGCCAATAATGTTATAACAGATCAGAATTATGAAGGAAGCAATTTGTCCTCAATTATTGATATTGTTGCATATGCATACCACGTCTTACTCTTTTATCTAAACCGTACAGGTGCTGAAGCTACATTTACTACAGCTGAGCTATATGAGAATATTAATAAAATTGTAAAGCTTATTGGCTATAAGCCAATTGGTGCACAAACCAGTGTATTACCTTTTCAAGCAACAGGTAATAGTAATATTACACCTGGTTTATACACCTTACCTAGATATAGCTACGTATCAGCAAATGGCACTACATTCTCCTTTAATGCTGATATAACATTTTCAAAAAATACATACGGCACCGATCAATTAACTGATCTTCAAGATAATGCAGTCCTGTATCAGGGCAAATATACAGAATATCCTCTGTATACTGCAATAGGTTCACCATTTGAACTGTTAACATTAACAGTTGTAGATTCAAGCGGCAATAATATTATTATCGATCATTTTACAATTGACGTATATGTAAAAAATAATACCCTTTCAATGCCTAAATGGGTAAAATGGCTACCCGTACAATCTCTTTTCTTAGAGCATTCAAACGCTACAGCCTACGAAATTAGATTAAATGAAAACGGTCGTTATGAAATAAAATTTGGTAATAATATTACCGGTCAACAGCTTAATCCAGGCGACCAGGTTGCTGTCTATTATATCAAATCAGACGGTTCAAATGGTCAGATAGGTACAAATTTACTTAATAACGGTAAAATATTTCTTTATAGTACACCACAATTTAACATTATACAGTCAGATACAACACCTGCTAATTTTAATTTACTTACAGCAACTCAGTTATCAAATATTTCTCTCACAAATTCTGATCCATCTACATTGTTCATAAGTGGTGAAAGCGTAGATAGTATTCGCACAAATGCGAGTAGTACATTCCAATCACAATATAGACTTGTAACAGCAGGAGATTATCAAACATTTGTACAAAGCAATTTCAGCAATATTGTTGCATCAACTAGAGTTGTTAATAATTGGGAATACATTCAAGGTCATTTAAAATATTATTTCGATCTAGGTGTTACATCCCCAAATACACAATCCCGTGTTTTATTCAATCAGGTAAAGTTTGCAGACTCTACTAATTTTAATAATATCTATATCTACGCTGTACCAAAACTAAACAAGACAACAACACTTACGTCGCGTATAAACTATTTAAACGCTTCACAAAAGCAATTAATTTTAAATAGTCTTGCAGATACTCAACTTGTTACCACAGAAGCAGTACTCAACGATCCTGTTTATATGTCAGTAGATCTCGGTGTAAGAATACCTAATCAAAATCCAGATCCAACTGTTGCAAATTTTACAAAGCTAGTTATTACGAGATCACCTACAGCCAAGCAAAATTCTAATACTATAGCATTACAAGTTGCTAATATTATTACACAATACTTTGCAACCACAAATGATAATTTAGGATTACTCTTAAGCATTACTGATATTACCAATCAAATACTACAGCTTGGAGGTATTACAAATGTGCAGACTGTTGCACAATTATCTGATGGAACAGTCTATACAGTGCCAGGTGTTAATTTTGTTCTTTATAATCCTGTTTACCCATATAATGATACAACAATTGTTAGTCAGGATTTACAACTACCATATTTTAAATTTCCATATTTAAATAACGCCGCAAATTTCATTAATAAAATTTCTGTCGTTACACCCTCAATTCAATCACTCGTAACGGCATAAAATGTATAACGTCAATTATAATAATATACAGTTTAATGTTCTTGATTATACTGGTACAAAATCTCTTAGTACCTATACTCTAGATATTACACCGCTTTATTTTATACCTGATTTTACTACTTCAACTTTACTTTCTTCTGCAGCGAGTATTTCTAATAATCTTATACACTGGGACTTTGGTGACGGCTCATTCTCCACTGGTCTTACTGCAAGTCATTCATATCAATGGCCAGGCAGCTATAATGCAACACTAACAATATTTGACGGCAATGGTAATGCGTATGATAGTTCATATAATCCTACAATAAATGTATATGACTTTATACCTACATCCTTAACCTGGCAAAATTATTATCCATTAAGTGCACAGACATTAAGTGCAAAAATAATGGGTCCTTTCACAGTAAATTCATTTAACAGCTGGCAATCATACCCTGCATTAAGTGCAACAGGTTATACTATTAATTTTTATGCCTCCGGTGCAGGTGGTGATTATATAACTGCTACAGATTATTATAATAATAAATGGTCACATTTACGTGTACTAAATAACTTTCTTGCTCTTGAAGAGGAAGCGAATTCACTACAATATGTTATAGTTGATTCTCTTTCAACAATACAAACTGTTGTATACGCAAATATACAAAATAATAAATTACAAATTTGTGGTCCTAATGATCCAGGTGCGACAGTAGCAGGTACAACAGGTTATTGTACCGTATATTATACGGATGATTCAGTTAAAGATATTCTTGCAGATACTCCGATATATCTATTTGCCACAATTGATTCGTCAAAATATTCGGATTATTTTACTCAAAGAACAGATTTATATAATTACGTACCATATCCAATGATTGGATATCAAAATCTTAAACCTGCTGTTATTTCCATAATACGTGATTCATCATTTTATACACCAGCAACAGCACTCGATATTTCTACAAATGGCATTACCGGTGAAGGTACATTAGCTAATTCAATATCCTCTATTTTTAATATACCAACAATCTGCTGGCAGGGTACTCAAATACCATACGTCATTACACTTAAAGATATTAATAATTTTACAACAAAATTTTATCCACCGTTATCTTCCAGTATAGCTAATTTAAATATATCAACTTATACTCAATTATCTGCATTAACTGCTTTTAATTTACAGACAGGTATAATATATTATGATCAAAATGGAAATATAAATTCCCTTCCTGGTGTTACATTTACTGAAGATTTTGTAACACCAGGTGCTGTACAGCAATTAGGTAGCTTCTATAAAGGATATTTTACCTCAAATAGTACAGCGTTGAGTTGTGCACTAACAGCTTCAATGGTTGTAGTTGACCCGTATTCACTTTCTATAAATAACCCAACAACTGCGCTTCTCGTCGGTCAATCTAATACATTTAATATTTATACAACAGCAGGTCAGTATAATTTTACTAAAATAAATGAAAACTGGGATGCATCTGGTTTTTATAAATCATTACGCTTTCAAGAACCATTGCTTGATTATGATAATTTCTTTACTAATTTCTTAGGCACTATCGTAGGGGATATTAATGCATATCCTTATGAATTAGGTAAGACTGTTTATGAAAAAATCAGTAATTTTGTAAGCAATAAATCCGATATTGATATATCTAATGTCGACGTGTTATTATCATTATGTGATGAATTATCGATTCAATTTGAACAATATAATTATAATTACCCACCACAGTTAAGACGTGTCATTGATATGTTATCAGTCAAGTTGCAAAAACTTAATGGTAACCCAAATACGTATAATACAAATTTTAATAACAATACACAGCTTTATACCGATCGCTCCATTGGTCCAAATTTAGGTTCGTTAATTAATCCACTTACAGGTGTAGTATTTGCGAGTACACCTATTGTAGCTTATGAAATATTTTCTGGAAATTATACATTAGTTAATAATATAAGCAGTAATTATATATCTCTCACATCATCTCAATATGGAAGTCAGCAATATGCACCACTCTCCGCATACTCACCAAATTGGGGATGGAATTTAATTGCACCAAATAGTATTACCGGCACAGCTATTACAAATTATTATAAATTTTATAATTATAATAATTCTCTCGCAAACAATATCTATACTACTGATGGTACTTTATATGATGGTCTTATTAACTGGTTAGACCCTTTAACTAATTTCTCCACTACTATAACAGGTAGTAATACCTATCCTGTAATACCAGAATCTTTGCCTAATAATTCTTATAGTAACTGGAGTAATGATAACGGTATTATGCAAAATATTATTAGTTATGAATTAACAAAAGGTCTTGGGTTATTTACTTCCGCAGTTCAGATAGCATTAACCTAGAATTTTTATAAATAAATTATAAGCCATGGATCAAAATAGAGAAAGTACGTTTGGAAGAGAGTTGATGAAATATGTTTCATCTAAGCTTCCCTACCAGACGTATAATGCAGCAGATAAGATTAATGAATTAAATCCAAAGTATAGTCTCTTCTATCAAAAAGGATCAGACAAACAAGGTGCGCTTGTCCGTCAATCTGTATCCTCTTCAATATCAACAACCGATGATCAATACGCAAACGTATTGCAAAATAAAGATTATCATGATTTCATGTACGCCAATATCCAACCGGATAAAGGTCGTAGATTAATGGATTATCGCGTTATGGCAGCCTTCTCAGAGGTTGCTGACGCATTAGATGAAATATGTGATGAGTTTATTAATAAGGATGAACACGGTGAAATCGTCAAATTAAGATTTGTTGACGTCGATCTTTCCGATTCTCAAAAAAGTAAACTTAAGCGCGAATTTCAAAAATATATTGGTTATTTTGATTTAGAAAACCGTGGGTGGGAATACATTCGACAAATATTAGTTGATGCTGAGTTGTTCTGGGAACACATTATACATAAAAAATATCCAAAGGAAGGTATTCTCGGCGTCGTAACAATTCCATCTGATGTAATTGATCCAATTTTTGAAAATGTACAGAATATGATCGTAAAGGGGTATCTTTTACGTAAACCTGTTTACGATGCAAAGAATCCTGGTAAAGTTGCTAAGACAGAACTTATCCCAATGGATATTAACCAGGTAACATATGTTAACTCTGGTATTTGGAATGAAAATAAAACTCTTCGTCTTCCGTTTATTGAAAATGCACGTAGAGCTTACCGTCAGTTGAGTCTTATTGAGGATGCCATTGTCATTTACCGTCTTGTACGTGCTCCAGAGCGTTTAGTATTCAACGTGGATGTCGGTAACATGAATGGGCCAAAGTCTGAAGCTTATCTCCGTAAGCTCATGACTAACTACTGGTCAAAGCGTAACTATGACGCAAATCAAGGCGCCACCGTTCAGCAATTTAATCCGCAGTCAATGTTAGATAGCTTCTGGTTTGCTAAACGTCAAGGTTCAGAGGGTACAACAGTTACTCAACTTCCTGGTGGGGCTAATCTAGGTGAGTTAACTGACTTAATGTATTTTGTAAAGAAACTTTATAAGTCACTTAAAGTACCATCTAACAGATTAAATCCTGAAGACACTTATAAGGATGGTACAGATATTCTCCGCGAAGAATTGAAATTTGCTAGATTTATTATTCGTCAACAACAGCGCTTTGCTGGTGGTCTCAAGAATGGCTTCCTTACTCATATCAAACTTAAGGGTCTGTATGATGAGATGCATCTTAAGGATTCAAATATAGATCTTCATTTTAACGTACCAACAAATTTCTACGAATTACGCGAAAATCAAAAATTCCAACTTAAAGCAGAAAACTTTAATAATATTACGCAAAGTGATTTTGTATCGAAGACGTATGCTCAAAAGCGCTATCTTGGATGGAATGACACTGATGTTATGGCAAACCGTGAGTTCTTGCGCAAGGATAAAGAGCTTATGTGGGAGCTTGCTCAGATTGAAAGCAATGGCCCAGATTGGCGTGAAATTGGTGATCTTACCGGTGGTGCTGCAGGTGCACCAGGAGCAGAAACCGGTGGCGGTGGAGGGGCTCCTGCAGGTACGCCACCAGCTTTTGGACCAGCTCCAACAGAGACAGCTCCTGGAGCTGAAGCAGGTGCGCCTGGAGCTGAAGCACCTCCTGCAGGCGGAGAAGCACCCCCTGCCTAACCTAAATAATCTGTATGGATTGTTCAGCCGTTACACCAATTTCAGCCTTTCAAAGCACAAATTTATCTAGTAAGATAAATTCATTCTCTAGATTAGGTGATAGAATTACACGTACCCTTGGTGCACCAATGGTTAATATTGAAATTCATCAAGATCAATTATTTGAATTTATTGCAATAGCTTGTGAAATGTTTGCTAAATATGCAGGATATACAGAAGAATATCTTGTTTTTAATTCTAACCTCTACGTTGATGGAGTAGGTATAAAATTAGATGATCTGTTTAGTATTACACCGGAATTCAGCAGAATTGATAAACCAACAACAACTGTTTACGCTTGTAATTCCTCCATACCTGGTAGTTTCTTTAGTACATCACCACTATTATCTGCCACATATGCGTCTGGTATTTTTACAAATCAAATATTAACAACAACAAATTATTTGAGTGTTATTAATTTTAATAGCACAGTCGCCAATCTTTTTACTCCTTCCAGTGACGATCAATCTCAATATGTTAATAGTTTTGATTATGATGTAATGTCTTATAGAAAGGTCATTGACGTATCAAACTTTGAAGAAGGTTCCTCAGATGGTGTTAATACATTGTTTACTATTGAACAAACACTAGCGCAGCAAACATACTTTAGTTACTCAATGGGTAATTATGGCTTTGATCTTATTAGTTGGTATACATTAAAAAATTGGTTGGGTGTTCGTGAAAAGATGTTAGCAACAAGACGCTCATTCGTCTTTGATCCTCGTACTCAGCTTCTTGTATTTTATCCACCACCGCGTACCCCAGGCTCTGGAAGTCAGTTCTGGGGTGTTATGTCATGCTACGTGGAGCGCCCATTGCGTGATCTAATTAAAGAGCAGTGGGTATATCAATACGCACTAGCTCTCTCAAAGATCGCTGTCGGCAATGTACGTGGTAAGTATACAGGGACAACTATGTTCGGTGGTGGATCGATTAATTATAATGATTTGCTTAGTCAGGGGTTAAAAGAAAAGGACACATTAGAGCAACAGCTTTATACCGGTGCTGCTACAGGTATGGGAGATGGTGCACCGCCTCAATTCTTTATTGGATAATGATACCTCTTAACGGTAATGGTAAGTTTAAACAAGGAGCGTTTAAGCCAAAGAATCCTTCGAAGTATATCGGCAAGGAACTTCCTGTTTATCGCTCCGGTTGGGAGTTAAAGTTCTTTCGTTTTTGTGATGATAATGTTAATGTTGTTGAATGGGCATCTGAAGCTGTTATTGTACCATATGTAAGTCCTATTGATGGTAAGGTACATCGCTATTATACAGATGGTATAATAGCTATAAAGGAAACCACAGGGATTAAAAAATATATTGTTGAGATTAAGCCAAGTGCTCAAACTAAACCACCAGTTAAAGGTAGAAAGAAACACTCAACAATGGTATATGAAACCGTAAGATATGCACAAAATCAAGCTAAATGGGATGCAGCACGTAAATGGTGTAAACAACATGGTTACGAATTTCTTATTCTTACAGAGGGAGAATTAGGTATTACTAGATAAATACTAATCTAAACCATAAATAATTTTAATATGTCATTACGCCTACTAGTTGAAACACCTGCTCCAGAAGAACAATTCGAATATATTGAAGAGCAGAAGAACCTAAAGGGTCAGTCTAAGCTCATTATTCGTGGTCCTTACATGGAGTGCGAACAAGTTAATAAGAATCAACGTATCTATACAGAGTCAGATATGGCTCGTGAAGTTGATCGTTATGTTCGTGAAATGGTTGATACAAAGAGAGCTCTTGGTGAATTAAATCACCCAGCTTCAGCTGAAGTTGATCTTGAAAGAGCCTGTCACATGGTAACTAACCTTCGTAAGGATGGTAAGACAATTTATGGTGAATCAGTAGTTCTCTCTACACCAACAGGTCAAATCGTTCGCTCTCTTATTAACGACGGTGTAAAGGTAGGTATGTCAAGTAGAGCGCTCGGTCAGTTATCTGAAGAATCAAATGGTATTAATCGTGTTAATGAAATGCGATTAATTGCTGTTGACTGTGTTGCTGACCCTTCCTGCCCAAGAGCGTTTGTTAATGGTATTCTCGAATCAAAGCAATTTGTTGTTGCTCAAGACGGCCGTTACGAAGAAGTTTATGAGCAATTTTCAAATAGTCTTAAGAACCTTCCTCGTCATGATGTAGCAAGTTTTCTTAAGAATCAGATAATTTCTTTCTTATCTAAACTATAAATAATATTAC